ATCTCGGGTGTTCTTGCCTTCGGCAGTGTCGTTCATCTCCTTCTCCGTGGACAACATTCCAAGGGAGTCAAGCACGATCATCATGCGGGGACGGGAATCCTTGTCGTCCTCAAGATACTTGTCCACCACCATCACGCACTGGTGGCGGAACTCCTCCACCGTAGCCACGGGCAGCACAGCCACACGGTCGGTGTCGATGCCGCGATCCCGCAGCAGATCGGAAGTGATAGCCTGCTCCGTGTCAAAATACAGCACCATTGCCTTGGGATCGTTCTGCAAGAACTCGCGCACCACATTCAGTGCAAAGTAGGTCTTGCCCGTGGCTTGCTCTCCTGCAAGCGCAATGATCTTGTTGTCGGGAATGCCGCCGTGGATCGACCCGCTCAGAAGCGCGTTGAACGCATACGATCCCGTTGACACAAATCCCTTCACATCGCTGCCTTCCAATCCATCGGAAGCCACGGTTGCGTACTTGTTGCCTGCTGCCTTCAGAATGTCCTTCAGTTTCATGCTTTCTCCAATTCTTTGATCTGCGTGTCAATGAGTTCCATCTCGGACTCCATAGCCCGTATTGTATCCAACGGCGTGAGTTTGTCAACAAGCATCTGCTTGGTTTCACGCCGCAGCAGGTCTTTTCTTTTTGAGAGAAGACCTTTGAGGTATTGAGGATTTAAAGTACTCATCAGGTGGTGAGTTTGAGTCCTGCTGGCGCAGCCGTGGGAACCACGATGCCGCTGAAAGCCTCATTAAACTCGTTTGCAAGATCAGTGGCAGGATCTGCGGTGAACATTACATAAGACGCAGGAACCGTGACCTTCTGATCCTTGATTGATGCCATCCACGGAACCACCGCAATATTTGCACCGCCACCCTTCGTTGGCATGGGCACGACCATGCACGGGTTCTTCAAGGTGTACGACACAACGCGGTCGCCCTCAAAGTTCTCGGTGAGATTAGCAATAAGTTCTTCGCCGGTCTGAACCTTCACGATTTTTGTAGCCATGATGAATCCTTTGGTTAGGGGTTAGTTACTGTATGTAGGCACACGCTCAAGCAAACAACGACTCAAGACTATTTCTTTCCTCGGGACTCCACCCCACCGCATCGGTGATGGCGCGTAACGGTTCAAGAAATGTTTTTCCGAATTGAGTATCGTAGTCAATGTATTTCTCAAGCCCGAACTCCTTCGGCATCGTGACAGGAAACCCGATCACGCCCTCATGCAAGGGATTGGGAGTCTTGAGGTAGATGAACTTCATCTTCTCGCCCTCACCAATGAGTCGATACTTGCGACCCAACTTGTGCTTGGATATCAAGTGGTTGTGGAGCAGAGCAGCCTTCACCGCAATGGGTGTGGCTTTCTTGTAAATGGTCAGCGGATCAGCATAGTCCTCCATGCCGTTCACTCCGCGAGGAGAAGCCACATCCTCCACGGGCAGGGACTTGAACTCCCGCTCCGTAGCCCGCACGAATTCCTGAAGTGTAGCCTCGTCCCGCATCAGCACCATTTCAATGGCAGTCTTCAGTGCCTTGCGGACATACGCAGGGGTGGAAGAACGGGCAGTCTCCATGCCCATGATCTTGAACTTGGGAGACTTGTAGCGAACGCCTTCCGCATCCCACACCGACAGCATATACCGCTTCTTCGCAGTCCACACGCCCTTCTCCGCGATCACCTCACGCCCCATTGCCATCTTGTCAGCGTAGGCATTCATGTTTGCCGCAAGTTCCGCGAACTGCTTGTCAATGAACGGCTGCAACACCCGTTCGCAGAAATCGTTCAAGAAGTCCACCCGCTTGCCTGTGTCGGTGTCCTTGCACATGGCAGCAACACCACCAAGCCGCAGATACACGGAGTCCGTGTCTGAGGCAACCACATAGTCTTCGCCGTCCGTCTTGAGGGCTTTGTTCAGGAATCGGTTCAGTGCTTCACCGATCCACTGGATGCTCAACTGCCCCGACAGGGTGATGGCTTCCGCAAGTTCCACATCAAAGAAGCGGAAATATTGGTTGCCAATTGCGCCGTATGCGGAGTTCAATTGGATCTTACGCACCAACTGAAAGTTGTGGTATTTGGAAATCTCGTATTCAATCCGCCGCCGCTCGTCCGCAGGGGCGTTCTTGTCTAATTCCACCAACCGCTTCTGTGCCGCGATCATCAGCCCCTTGAAGTGCTTGCGTTCTGCGTACATCTTCTCCATGAGTTCAGGCAGAAAGCCTTGACGGTCGCGGCTGAATGCCACGCCGTTCGCAGCCACCGACACATTCGCGGTCTTTGCTTGGGTCAGGTATTCCGCAGGATCAATGAAAGTCTTTACCGTTTCCCCGCGATTACGGCACAGCAGCGCATCGGGAGAGATGGCATTTCGCCGCCACACAGGATTGGTGTCCTTTGTCTCGGGCGAGATGTTGTACTGCATGATGAGGTGGGGATACAGGGAGTTCAAGTCGAAACTCACCACCCAATCGTGCTTGCCCACAAGCGGGTCTTTCACATACGCACCCGCGTACTGATCGTCCTTCTTGTGGTCGGTCTTCTGCGGAATCACCATCCCCTTGCTCATCAGGTGGTGGTGAATGATGGCATCCCATGTGCGGACTTGGGAAAACACATCCTCAAAGTTCACGCGGGCTGAATACGCAAGGGCTACAGCCAGTTCCATGAGTTTCAGTTTGGCTTCCAAGCGGTCAACGAGCCGCACATCTTGGAAGTTATACTCCATGAACTTCTGAAAGTTCTGCGTGTAGAACTCCTGAAGTGTCTCGTATTCGGAATACGACAGTTTCTCTTCGCCCAACTCCACCTTGGAAATGTGGTTCAGCGAATACGCTTCCTGCTTCACATAGGTGAAAGTCTGATACAGTTCAAAGTAGTCAAGGGTGGCTACGCCGCTGATCACATACGCGGTCTGATCCCGTCCCATGCGGTTCACGGTGGTTTCCCGCAACCGCCCCCACGGAGAGAGGGAGTTACCCCATCCTTCTTCAAGATGATTCATCCGTGCCACAAGGTACGGAATGTCAAAGAAGCGGATGTTCCATCCTGTCACAATGTCCGGGTCGATCTGCCGCCACAGGGACACGAATCCCTCCAGCAGTTCGCGCTCGTCATCGTATGGGATGCAAGTAACTCCCTCTCCCTCAATGTGAAAGTCCCCCAAGCCTAGCACATAGGTCTTGTCGCCCATTGAAACCGTGATTGCAATAACCCTCTCCGTGGGAGAGGCTGGCGTGGGAAAACCGCCGTCACACGATGTTTCAATGTCCAAGTTGGCTATGCGGAGGCTGCTGAAGTCGTAGTCTACTTCAGTGGGAAACTCCTTGTAGAGATACTGGTAAACAAAATTGGTGTTGCCGTAGACTTCGTAGTTGGACACATCCTTGAAGAACAGGCTTGCCGTTGACGGTGGTGAACTCGCCCCGCTCCTTTGCAGGGATGTACAGCGTGGGGCAGAACGGAATGCGGAGGTGCTGCCTCTGCCCGTTCTTCCATCCTCGGTACAGGATGCTCTTGCCACGAATGTCAACGGAAGTGTAGAAGTCCACGATGCTCCTTAACGCTCAACGAGTGCAATCCAATCCTGATGAACCATGTCCTTGTCTTCGTGTCCTTGACCCTTGTTCTGCGTTCTGTCCCACAGCACACGGTCGCCCACACGAATGTCTTCCGTTAGTTTATCACCGATTGCCGCAACCGTACCCCAAACATATCGGGATTTCACTACTTCATTGTAGATGATTCCGGCTTCGGTGGTGGTCTGCCCGCCAAGGTGCGACTGCACCCAAATCCATTTTCCAATTGGCTTGAAATTGCTCATTCAAAAATCTCCTCAAGGGTTTGTGGAACGGCTTCCTTGATCCGTTCCTCTGCGATCTGCACATACTCAGGATTGAGTTCGGTTCCAATGTAGTTGCGTCCGTTCTTCAGCGCGACCACGGCAGTTGTGCCGCTGCCCGTGAATGGATCAAACACCGTGCCGTCCTGCGGGCATCCTGCAAGCACACACGGCACGATCAGGTCTTCAGGATACACCGCAAAGTGTGCGCCCTTGTAGCCCTTGGCATTCACCGTCCACACTGACCGCTTGTTCTTCATCGGATTG